CGCGCAGCGAATTGCGTCTCGCCGAGTTGATCGTTGATGCCGCGAACCGCGTCCGACAGGTAGCCCATATCACCAAGCTTCCTGGTCTTGGTGGTGTCGTTCGAATTCAAGAACACCGGAGTGTCGTACGGAAACAGCGCCGCATCAGCCAGCGGCGCGGGGCCGATGATGCCGATGGTGGAAAGATCGGCGGCCAATACCGGACGCGCGCCTTCGTCAACTTTTCGAATACTGATTCCAAAGACCGGATCTGCCATTGTTGTAGTCTCCTGTTAAAGCTTGGAAGTTAGATCACGTGAGCTGGCGTCATAATCTCAAGAGCCTTGACCGTCAGCGCGTGCAGTCTCACTGACAGTACGAGCACCGGCTCGGCTTGCGCTGACTGCGCCGAGAAGATGCGAATCTCGCGAACGTAGTCGCCGATCACCTGATCCTGGACGATCGGCGTCACCACCACCTGGCCGGCTGGATTGATCTCCAGTGATGTCGTCAGCATCTGCAGAGGCGACACCGGCACAACGGAATGCGCTGGCGGGATTGGTTGCGTTTGCCTTCCTTCGAAGAATGCCGTGTCGGCCATGTTCGCTCCTGTTACTGCAATGCCTTGATGACGTACGTCGAGACGTTGACCATGCGACGAATCGAGATGATGAAGGTGTGGCCGTTGACGGTGGTCAGCAGATCGCCCGTGTTGGTGCCGACCGTGAAGCCACTGAATGCGATCGCACCAGCGCTGGCTCCGTTGACAACCATGAGATCGACCGCGCAATCCGTTGACGGAGCGTTAACGGTGAATGGGCCAACATTGCTGATGCTCTGGTAATTGCCATTGAACGGATTGATGGTGACGTTTCCCGCAGGGGGCACGAACACGTTGAAGTTAAATCCGCCTGAGATGGTCTGGCCGCCAGTTAGCGATAGCTTGGTGGCACCCATGCCGGTGACCAGGTTGTCAACGTAGCTCTTGGTCGTTGCGTGCAACGGCTGTGATGGCGGACCAGCCAGCGTCAGAGGGCCGGTCATCACAGCGCCCGAGGATGACATCGATCCCATCAAGTATTCGTTCATCCTGGCGCGCGTCCATGCCGTCGTCGCCAGCATGTTGTCGTTCGAGCCAACCACCGGATGCGCTCCTGGCTGCGGTGCCTCGAACGCCGTGGTGCCGTCCTTACGAACGTAGTTGAAAAGATCGATGCCGGATTCTTCCAGATCCTGCGCGACCTGCATAATCTCCGCGTGCTTTGCTACGACCTCGGCGTGATCGATCACCACCAGATCATGCATTGGCGCGACTGCATCGTGATAAAGCTTAGTGCTGTCTGCCATGCCTGGCGTAGACGACACCACCCAATCATCGAACGGACCAGGGTTGCCATGCAGTGCGGTGATCGTCACCTCCAGGATACCGAGCTTCTGGTCATAGGACATCGTGCGCGCGATCGCATAGTCATCCGGCGTATGCTCGATGATCAGGTACGGTGAAGGCGTGAAGGTCTCTCGCTGCACGCCTTCTTCGACGGTGAAGGTCATGTAACCCATCCCCAACTGCATCATGCCGGTGATCGGCGCGAGCAGGAAGCCGAGTTGCGTAACCTCCAGGATGTCCTTCGTCGCAGGGATCAGGATCTCGTTCATCCGCAGCAATGCGGCGGCACGAATATCCTCGTTGACACCAGCAAGAAGATCCTGCGTCGATTCCAGATCCTGGAAGCGGCCTTCAAGCGAAGGCAGCAATCGCTTCATGTATGGAAGCAACTGCGTGCCTGGCTTCAATTCGAATTCTTCGTCAAGCCGCTTCAATGCCATTGCGGTTACGCCTTCTTCTTGGCCTTGCCCGACTCTGCCGCGCTCGGTGCCACGTCAGGAGACGCTGGTGTGTCACCGAGCTCCACCGCATCAACGATGCACGGCTGCACCTCTGGATCGAGGCACGTCTCTCCGGTCATCTGGTACGACTTTGCCGGAGCGAGAACACGGCCAGCGAACATGCACGCCTTGCCGAGCGTGACCTGGTAGACCTTGCCGGCAACGAACGTTGGAATCGCCCGTTCGCTCTTCTTGAGCTCCGGCGGAGAATCCTCCGACGGTGACGCTGGCCCGCCGATGACGATCACGCGATCGTCCACCCACTCACCCTTTCGCACTTCGCGCCGCGAGCCCTTGCCGTTTGACGGAGCACTCGGCAGCGCCTCCCCCGTGACGCCGCCTGGATTCAACTTCGCTCGCGCCGCTTCAACTGCCGCCTCATCCATCGGCATGTTGACGTTGCGCTGCGGATATTCAAACGTGGCCATACTGGTATCTCCCTGTTTTACGCGACAGCCACGTCAATGCGCTCGCCAACCAGATAGCAAGCGTTGACGTTGTCGGTTGTGCCTTCCATTCGGATCTTGTAGGCGGTGATCGCAGTGCCGCCGAGTGCCGTTAGATTCCACGTGCACGAGCGCACCAGCACCGTCGGATCATCAGGATCGATTTCATCCTGGATCAGTGACGGTGTGCGCACCACCGTGTAGCCAGCGCCGGTCAACAGCCTGGGCACGAAGGTATGGTACGGAGCGCCGCGCCAACTCTCCAGGCGGAAATCACAGTAGACCGTGGTCACCGCGCCAGGCGTTGTTCGCGCCGTCGAGATGTGCCGGAAGTCACTGCGTGGTCGTGATGTCTCCCAACGCGAGTTCGCCGCTACACCGATGCCAGGCATTTCGTCCGTGGTCCCAACCAGGGTTACCCTGAACGGCAACAGCGGCGGCAATGCAACAAGCGGATTGGTGTCGTAGTAGCCGAGCGGCACCCACGCGCCATTCACCTGCACCTCGAAATTGATCGTGGTGCCTGGCGGACGCGTCGAGTCGAAGTTGAGATCGATCTGCGAGATGCCACCGTTCAATTCCAGCGACAGCAATTGCGCGGTGCAATGCGTGGTGCGGAATTTCGCGAAGTACAAGCGGAAGGCCAGATCCTTGGTGAGATCGCCGATCGACCATGCGCCATCGGTCGATGTGAACATCGAGCCTTGGGCGAATTTATTATTGTGAACGATCGACACGAAGTGGTTGCCAGGCGTCTGCAGGACGAACGCGTAGCGCTGTCCCTTCGCAAGATACGTCGGGATGAAGTCGAACTTGGTGGCGTTTGGTGATGCGCGCAACAAGTCCGCAGGCTTGGTTGATTTCGCAATCGTTCGTTCGAAGTTCGGTGCACCGGCCTCGTTACATTCGCAGATGATGCAATGCACGTCGCCAGTCGCCGCGACCCTGGTAAAGAAGATATCGACACCGGTCAGCCAGCCTCCCTGGGAGTTGAGGTAGGTCTGCGAGATGATCGAACCCGACAGGCCTTCAACGGTGATCACCTGCCGCCAGTAGTACGAGTCAACGATCTCATCGACCCAGAACTGCACCAGGCGCAACACCGTGTGGTTCGGATTGTCCATCACGTCCAGGATCTGGAACGTCTCGTTGCCACGCGTCAGGATGTTGCGCACCGGATCGTAGATCAGATCGGTGTTCGGCGTGTAGCCTCCCACCGCAGCCGGCGGCATGCCAACGTTGGTGCCGTAGTCATGACCAGCCGGCGCAAACCACCAGACGCCGTTCGAACAGACCACCATCGGCGTGCCCCAGCGGATCCTGGTGCGGGTCTTGGCGCAGAGCTCCCAGGAAATCGTCTGGTACTGAAACTGCGAGATCGACATTTCCGAATCGCGACCGAGCACCTCGATGCGCGCGATCTGGTCATAGACCGGCAACACGAAGTTGGACTGGTTGACCACCGCTGGATCCATCGGGTTGAGCAAACCCATCTGATCGCTGCGCATGGCGGCAGGTGGAAAGCGTACGCCCTCCTCGACCTTCGCAAGATAATCGACGTTGACGATGTCAGATTCATCCGCTGTCAGGAAGTGATCCGCGCCCCACATCGAATAGGTGTCGGGCAAACCAACCTTTTCCTTCACGCGCGCAATGTCGGAAGCGATCTTCAACACGAACTTCATGCCGGCGGTGCCGTTCAAGCGCACAGCGAGCGCGGCCATGTCAGTCGCCAGCGTGTCGAGCCGTGACGCGGTCTGCGTGCGCCAGGCGTCGAACTCGTTCAAGCGATCATCTAGGTTGGCGAGATTCGGCGCGCGGTTCTCGTCCACCATCTGGATTGAGACGATGCCAGTCGAGTCCAGGAGGATCCAGCACACTGCCAGCGTGTTCGACGCGATCGACGGATGCTGAGGATCCGGACCCTCGGCACCAACCACCGTAGAGACGTTCGCCCAGCGACGGCTTTCCGTGGAGACCACGCGCGCGACAGTCGCCCTGGTCACCGGATCGGTCAGGAAGGTTCTCGGCTCGGTGTCCGTCTCGATCTCCTGGCCCCACACCACCACGCCGACATAGCGCCGCGTCACCACCGGGAGAACGCCAAGCAGATCGAGCGATGCGCCGCCTTCGCTGTCATTGTAGAACACAAGGCCGTTGTGATAGAGCCGCCCGTTGCCCACCGTCACCACCGCTGGCGCAGTCTGCACCGTGGTGAAGCCGGTGTACGCCATGCTCGGGATCAGCGTATCCACAACGACATGGTCAAACGATGCGCGAGGGAAGAGGCCGAAATTATTGAAGTCTTCGACCGTTACTTTTTGCCAATCTTGAATATTGACCTTGCGTTCCATATCGCCTCCTTAGAGCAAGTTGATCACTTGCTGATCCACAGTGGTTTCGTTGTAAGCGCGTTCGCGGAGTTCAATCAGCCGCGTTGGATCGAATGCAGTGCGCACGCGATCTCTCAGCGCCTGAGAAGTGATGACAGCCCGACATGCTCGATCGAAATCCTGCATGTCCACCTGGCTGGCAAAGTAATTGTCATCAGTGGTGATGCCTTCATCAGCGAACCAACTCCACCAATCGTCATCGGCCTGCAGATCAATCATCAGATCGGCGGTGTATGCCGGCCAAGAAACGTAATCGACGCCGACAAACGAGATGCCGCCCGTGATCGTGCCGACGATGTCTGGGTCATAGAGGAAGACACGATCGGCCAGCATGCGTGCGGCGTCGTAGCCCGCGTCTGCGTAATAGACGATCGGAATCGGCTGCGGCGGATCTGGCACCGTGTTCGGGTGTTGCGGCGGATAGTAGATCGGATGCTCCGGATGCGGAGGATCAGGAATTATGATCGGATGCTCTGGATGCGGCAGATCCGTCGGGTTGGTGATGTTGCGACTGTCACTCCAGTCGCCGACAAAGAAGAAACTATTGGCCCAGCCGATGTCGCTCTCGCGCTCATAGCGCACATCGATCGGCTCGAGCCCAGGCAGCACAGTGTCGAGATGCAGTTGCGATTGCTCGTGGCTGTACGAACCATCGATGCGCACCGTCACCAGTTGCGGCTTGATCGCTTCGGCGCAGACGAATTGATCGTCATTGACGAAGTCCTCGGTCATGTAGGCGAGACCGGCATTGCCTGGCAGGGCTATCTGTTCGTAATCGACCGACGCAACGCCATCGATGGTCTTTGTGAACGAGTAAATCTGTAACGGCTTATCAACGCCACGAAAGCGCAGATAAGCCTTACGACCATAAAGAGCTTCACCATCGTCCAGGCCAACGAAGTCATTCACACCACCATCGCGAACGAACATGACATCCATGCCGTCCCAGCCGACACCTTGCTCGAAGGTGATGCGCACTTCCGGCAGAAGATGGATCCAGAAATCGTAAGCCTCTTTCGACATCGACGGTGAGGCGAAGAAACACTGCGGCGGTCTCAGCGCCTGCTTGATGAAGTAGCCGCCCGTAAAATCTCGCCCCGAATAGTTGAGCGCCATCTCGATGCCGGCCTGGGTGCCGCGCAGCGACTTGTACTCGAATTGATGCGCGACCCATTCGCGCTGTGTGCTTTCGCTCCAACCATCTTCCCACAACAGCACGCCTTGCGCGTAACCGAGATAGGGCAGGTTGTTGTAGCTGATGCGGTACGGATCCCACTGATCCTTGATGATCTCGGCATAGGTGCCGATCAGGCGCTCGCCATCGACATCGGCCATAGCCTTTTCGAGGCCTGACGCCGATCGATAGAGAATCTTCTCGCCAGGGTAAGGGATGATCCCTTCGGTGACGATGTCGTTCATAGAGCGCGCCCCGCGAACAGCACAGTGACCTTCTTGACCATGATCAGCCAATCCATCGGCACCATCACGTCATCCTCCGGTTCGAGAACATCGACGTGGTGCACGCCCGTGAGACGGCATGCTGCGTGAATCGCGGTGAGAGAGTGATCGTGACCGAGCCAGTACTGATCGTTCACCAGGTTCGAGATGTTGAGCACTATCTGGTTCATCGTCTGGTCCTGGACCGTGCCAGGATAAAGCCAGACGTGCAGCCGATATTCGATCTCGCGAATCTTCGGCGGGTTGACCGAGATGACATCGGTCAGGCCCTGGCGCGATAGGCTCTGGATGTAGGCGCGGATCGTGATCAATTCCTGGTCCGTCGGCTTCGGATCAGCCGGCGGCTCTTTCAGGCAAGTGATCAGGATCGTAGGATAGTAATCGTGCATCACCGATCGAATGGCGGTGACATCACGAAGCGAGGGCATCGCCGTCAGCGCCCAGAATTCGTAGGCTTCTGCGGTGCCGTGAGGTGAGAGAGTGTTTGGCGAGAGCCAAATACGCCTTCGGTAGCGGTCATCCGACTCGCCCTCCAGTCTTGGCACGCCACCGGGATATCGTGACGCGATGGCGTCAAGGTCTGTGCCGATGGCATAGGCGAGTGTAATTGATCTGGCGGCCTGGTTGACACGGTCCCTCAACAGCAATTCGAAATACGAGCAGACTTCCTGGTTGATCTTTATCGGATCGAACTCCAGGTTTTCAACGTCGTATTGCGCCGCTGCCGGCGGATCGTACTTTGCCCACAGTTGTTTCAAGCGAAGCATGCGCTGCGCCAGGATGGTCTCAACGTCCAACTTCTCCAGGACGATCATCGGCTGCAGGTTGGCGGGCAGGATCACCGAGATCCGCTCGCTCAACCTGTCAGTCAGCGCCTGGCCACCGCCCTGGATGGAGACATCGCTCATAGTTTACTCCCAGGCGGGATGTTAGGTGTGGTGCCGAGACCGTACGCGGGAGCGCCGGAGACGTAGCCCGCCTGGCGTTCCCAAAGATTGTAGCCACGAGACACCAGGCCGACCGCGCGCCGCACCGCTGGACTGTCGTTGCCGAGGTGGCCACGTGGGCGGTAGACGCCCTCCATCGATGTCTGCAGCAAGCCAGTGCGAAATTCCTCCGCCGAGGTGAGCATCGAGCCATCCGCGCGCGAGGCGACCCTCACGCGTTGAATGCGATAGTTCGGCTCCCAGAGATCGAGGCCAGTAGAGATCGCCCAGTAGAACCGGCAGATCGTCGGCTCGGTGGCATTCTCGCCGATCAGGTGCGGCACGTATGAGCCGCACCACCTGCGCAGAACACGCTCGTGGTACTTCGTTGCGAAGATCAGGAGCATGCTCTGGATGACGTGATCCCATCCCGTCAGAATCTTTCCGGTGTATCGATCCATCCCGATTCGCACGGGATTGAGAACGATACGGCCATAGCGAAGGTCTGGCCAGATATCGAGGTTGGGATCGTAGACGATGTTCGTCATCTATCAGACTTTCGGCGGCGAAGTCGTTGCTGCCGAATTCTTTGTCCCGTTCTTCTTCTCCGGCTTGTCCTTCTTCTTCTTCTTCGGCTTGCGGGATGCGTGACCAGCCAGCGTCGGTGCGCCGGCCATCGTGACGCGATCGTACCTTGGCACGCGCGTCGGTTTCTTTTCGTTGTCCTCGCTGCGCCCGCGCGTGATCTGCGCCAGCATTTTCTTCTTCTTGTCGCTGAGCTCGCCGAGAGGTTTCTCGCCGGCCAGGCCCTGGTCGAGCCAGTACTGCACTTGCTGCGTCACCGCGAGCACGTGCCTGGTGTTCTCCTTGACGTTACCCTTGTCATCCCTCTCATCGAGCACGCGGAGCCCGCCGAAGGTGTCGGAGACATTGGGATCATAGAGATAGAACTTATTCAGAATGCGAGGCGATCTAACCGTGCTAGCCATGTTGGCTTCTCCTGTTGAAGTTCACTTGTCGTCGTTCTTGATCGGATCCTTGCCGATGATCGGTGGCTTCGAGAAAATGATCTTACCCTTTGAGACAACCACCCAATCAGAACCCATGCGGATCTTCGCGCCGTCCTTGTGTGCGGCCAGGCGCGAGTCTTTGCCGACACGCATCGTGTGACCGGTGTCCTTGTTCATCCGGACCTTCATCGTCGCCTTGTCGCCGCCAACGTGGCCCTTCTTCTGTTGCTTCTGGCCGCTCTGACCGCCGCTACCACCCTGTTGGCTACTTTGGCTTTCCTTCTTCTCTTCATCAGGCTGCAGCCAGGTGTCGGTGCCTTCTTTGGTTTGCTTGGCGCGCATGTCTTCGAGTTGATAGCTTTCCTCGTCCTGGCCGGATCCGTCGGCATGCTCTGGTGTCTTGAAATCCGTGTTCGGCGCGTACGGTTGGATGATGCCCTGGGCGACATCGCCGCCAGGACAGAACAGCGACAGGTTCTGCCCCTTCTTGAAAAAGCGCTGCTCGCGCGCGCCACCGCGCATTGAATTGGTGTTGAGCCAGGGCGATAGGATCTCTTTGCCCTTGCTGTCCTTGCCAAGCACCATCCGCAGTTTGGTGCCCTTCACTTCGTGCACCGTGCCGGTCTGGTGCATATTTGCCATCTGCCGGCGGAGATCGGCGATCTGTCCGATCAATCGCTGATAGTCATCAGCCATGCGCGCCTCACTTGAGCTCGATCCGGATCTTGGTGGCGGTCCTATCCAGGATTTCCTGCGCCATCTGTCGCAGCGTCAACTCTCGGCTCTGCCGTCGGCCCGATCGCGCTGCAGGGTTGGTGCCGGTAGTCGTCGTCATTGTCACCGGCAAGCGCTTGCCCTTTGCCACGTAAGGCATGATCACGCAGCGGCAGTGTGGATGCTTCGGCACATGCTCGCGCGCGATCTCGATCGGCATCGGCCCTGCAGCGGCGAGCTCCTCACAATCAGCACAGACCAAATCGTCCTTGATACTGACAACGATCACCAGGGTCTCTGGACGCTGCTTGCCGAAGTCTCTCGACTCGCGCCGGCCCTCCAGCGTGGATGGATCATCTTCCAGCAAGCGATTGTTGACGATGACATCGTAGGCAAGATCGTTCCTGGTCGCGCGCTTCACTCGCATCAGGCCGCGCACCTGTTCGAGCCCGAGCCCCGTATCGTTTGAGATGTTAGTGGCGAGC